TTGTTATTCCCGGTAGCTACCTTGAGCGCCTCAAAGCCTACCGCCGTTCCGGTTGTACCGGTGGACATCGTAAGCAATGCCGAAGAACCCACCGCCGTATGGCCTGAAGCCGTAGAAACGGCCCCTCCGGCATTGTCTCCGACAAAAGTATTATCCGATCCTGTGGTTACAGCATCACCCGCTGCATAACCCACCGCCGTGTTATCGGTTCCCGTGGAATTGGCTTTAAGCGTGTCGGTCCCGACTGCCGTGTTATCGGCAGCGGTCGTGGCTACCAATAAAGCCGAAGAACCAATAGCGACGCTGTTGCTGCCCGTGGTTAATGCGCCCCCGGCATTGTCTCCCACAGCGGTGTTGTCGGAACCCGTGGTTGCTGCATCAAGTGCCGCTTCACCGATAGCTACATTGTCAGTACCGGTCGTTAACGCCGTGCCTAAAGAACCACTACCTAAACCAATGTTTCCAGTACCTCCCGTGAGGTCTAACACATCGGTTACCGCCGCGCCTGCGCCCGCACCGTCAGCCACAACCATCTTGATTCCGCCATTGGGGATCACGACATTAGCGCCCGTGCCTTGGCTGATTGAAACCGCGTAACCAGCCGAGTTCTGGATAACCCAGACTTTATTCACCGTGTTAGGTGCGAGGGTGACGGTGTTAAGAGCAGTGGTAGACCCTGTTAAAGTCATGACCATCGCTCGGGCCGCGTCGGACGTTCCATCAGCTATCGTGATCGTGTGCGTCGTTCCCGTGATGCCTTCTGAACCGCTACCAAAGGCTTCGCCTATCAACTCTAAGTTGGTGTTGGTGCTGTCTCCCCAAGTCCCTGACTCATCGCCGGTAGCGATTTCTTTTAATCTAAGATCGTTTACATAAGTTGCCATTTTAAGCTACCTTTTTCCATTCAGGAGTCTGGTCACTGTCTACCGAACTCCAGCTAGGTGTTTGTGACGTGGACACCGATGACCAAGAAGGATCTTGAGTGGTCGAAACAGCAGACCAGCTTGGTGTTTGTGTTGTCGAAATTGCACCCCAATTCGGGGTCTGATCCGTGTCCACAAGCCCCCATACCAGAACCTGCGTGATTTCACCGGTTCCTGCCAAACCTTCAAGCGTAATACCTGAAGCACCAGAAGCCGTAACCGACCCCAAGCTACCTGTAGCCGCTCCCAGATCAGTAAGGCTGATGATGTTATTGGTGATGAGCGTGATGCTGCCCAACGCCGAAGTGCCTGCCACCCCTGTCGGGTAGACATTCGCGTCACCGGTAACCGTTTCATCGCCCAACCCAACCGTAGATGCCGTACCGCTGACGCCGGTAATCGCATAGCCCGCTGCCAGTAACGTGCCAACAGCACCCGTGCCCGCAAGGCCCGTGACCGCAACATTGGCCGCAGCAGCGATACTAAGTGAGCTAACCGCGCCCGTACCTGCCAACCCCGTAACCGCAACATTGGCAACACCTGTGGCAACCAACGTACCGACAGCGCCGGTACCTGCAAGGCCCGTGACAGCGACATTCGCCGCAGCACTGACACTAACCGAACCAAGCGCCGACGTACCGGCAAGACCGGTAAGTTCGACAGGAACCGGCTCACCCCAAGTGAGCGATCCCCATGTACTCCGGCCCCAACCTGTAATATTTGCCACATCACTCTCACTACGCTATGCGGATCACCGCGTTACTGGCGTCCGCCGTTGGGAACGTGATCGTAAAACTGCCTGCGGTAGAAGTCTTGTTACCGCCAAAATCAAACACCGCCACCGCCGGATCGCCCGATGCTGAATCGTTAAAGATCATGCAGCCTCGCGCCGTGATCGTGCAGGTACCGAAAGTTAAATCGGCAAAGTCCGTAAACGCCGTGGTGCCAGACGTGGTGGGGTCTATCCGAGTCAGGGAAGCACCCTTGGCCGTATAATTCGTACCCGTCGCTTCTTGAGAGGTGGTATACGCCGTGGTGGCAGCACTCATCGTGGCTGAACTGGTGTACAGCGCCAGATTGAATGTATTACCCCCTGAGAGTAAAAAATTGTGCTTCGCTTCCATGAGTTCTTTCTTGAAAGACGTACACATTGCTTGGGTGATTGCCATTACAGTCTCCTGATTATCGCGGCCAGATCGCTGTGGCCTTGCTGTTCCAATAAATTTCCCACCGTGCAGATATGGGATTCAATCGCCTTGTGCATGTAATCCGACAGTACCGCTTCCACCTGCTGCTTAAACACATGCGCCTGCTGCTTAATAGGCTCGGGAGCCGTGTTGCTGATACTCACAATCCTGTTGGCCGCCATGCGCGCCCATTCTTCCGGGGTGTGTCCGCGGTAATGGGTTGTCTCGACACCCAAATTACCCACCGATGTGTCTAATTCAACCTGTAACATCAGTAACTCGCCGGTTCCACCGGTCGTAACCCCGCTTGTTTAGCTGGCTTCATATCGTCTTCACGCCCATGAATGGACACCACCACGCCATCTTCCTGCTCGATGTTTGAGAATTGCGTGATCTTCAGATTGCCGTCTTCAGCATACACAACCGGCGGATTCTCCATCCGATGATACCCGTACAAACGTTTCTTTTCTGGAATATTGGTATCCAGCAACGGCGAACTTGGGGCCACGCCAACTTCCATGCCGGTCATCATGCAACGCGCCAGCCAAAACTCACAGCAGGCTCGTCCCAATTCTCCAAAGTGCATGTTGGTGGTGTAGGTGAAATCCGCGCCAAAAACACTCAACCGCTTAACCTGCTTCCACATCGCAAACGCCAGCGCGTAGGAAATGGTGTTGTTGAAATAGCCACAGCCAAGATCCGTAACGATCTCTTCCAGCGGATACAGTTCTATCGCCGGAACCCGTTCGTCCAGTTCGCATGAATACACCGGGCAGGTCAGCTTCGGCAAGGTCTTGCGCATCACTTCGGTCTGGCCCCCGGCATCCTCGGTATCGAAAAAACGCGAAGCAGGGTCCATCATAAACACCCGGTCGGCGTTGACCACCGCACACATCGAGTTCACCGCCCACACCTCGTCGTATTCTTCACTGTGCGTAATCGACAGGTGGTAATCCAACTGGCTGTGACCCAAGCCAAGCAACGCCACATGATTGAGTTCTCTAGCCATCAAGCCCGCATCGCCCTTACAGCGCCTCCCCGGTAGCTGTCGGTGGTGTTGTAGCCTTCCGCCAGCGCCTTCAGTTGCCCCACCGCTTCCTGATAACGGCCTTCATACATCTGCATCAGTTCGGCCTCACCTTTCAAGAAGCCATACGATTCAACCAAAGAGGCATACAGCAACGCCAGTTCGGCGTTATCACCGAGCCAACTGGTACCGCTGCTGGCCGCCGTGATCGATTCGGGTTTATAGAAATAATGCAGTTCAGCCGTGTAGCCGCTACCCGGCGTCGGACCTAGAATGAACGCATCGTCATCAAAAATACCGTAATACTTCGGTACCCCTGTAGTGGATGACACCGGATAAGCAGCCCGAATAAAGTTCACGTCTTTAAAAATTAGGTATTCATAACCGCTGTTGTCCAATGCCAAGCTGTATGGGGCCAGAAAATCACTCGGCGTTGCCAGATAAGCATTGCCGGAAGTCATCGTGCCCGTGGTGTTCTTGCGAAAATCAGGCAGTTGCACCGTTTTAAGAATACGGTTCTCTGCCATAGCGATGATCGTGCCGAGATCGTTAACAAACGTGGTCTCGGTTGTTTCCAGATAATCCTGAATAGCCGACTTCAAAGTTGTGTAAGTCCAAGCCATCAGCCTGTGCTCACCGTCAACCTGCCAACTTCACCGTGCATCGTCAGACCCACCGTGCGACTGCCCATAGCGGTGTCACCACCGCCAATCGGGTTCCAAGCATACAGCCTGCGGCTTTCGTCCAGAGTCGATTCCGGTCGTGGATGTCGCAACGATTGCGGATCAGATTTGTTGATAAGCCCCAACTGAAGCTGTGGCTGATCTTTGTCCATCACGTCCTTGCCCACACGCAAACCCGTGGGGCGACCACCTTCATACTGCTCCACCATGTCTTTCAACTTGTAGCGAAACCCGGTGCGGTCGCAATAACCAAACGCATATTTACCGTCGGCATAACTCATGTGAATCGATACCCTCCCGGTGTCACCCGAAACGAAGCTTTTTCACGGTCAGCATCAGCCGCCAAATTCCATTGCTCTTCGTATTCCGATTTCAGCATGGGCGCTCTTTCGGAGGCTTCGGGTCGTTTCAGGCTGATCTGGTAAGCCAG